TGATGACAATATTTGATTATTTAAATTCTATACTGTTTAGTAAGAAGAAGATAGAGCTGAACTGTGATGACGAGTCACAGTTCAGTATTTTTATGGTTAATAGGTGGAGTTCTTTTTATTCAAAAGATGCTGCAATTTATATTAACCAAACTACTAATACGTATGCAAATTTATTTAACAGTAAACAAGAACAGTATGATATGTTACACTATTTACTTCCTAGACTAAAGTACAAACGTTTAGACTATGTAAAGAAGGTTAAAAAAGAGGACGCAGAAAAAGATAAACCTTTAATACCAGAGTTTATGAGTCAAAGAGAATACCTCCAGTACGTTGAATTAGAAAAACAATTAGCTAAATAAAAAATATGGCAGAATCAATTGACAAACTACCCGTTAGAAGAAGCTTAATAGACTTGGACAGCTATGGAAAGGGCAATTTCGGTCTAGGTGATGACTTTGTTCTATCTAAACTGTTTGATGATATTTTATTAGTTGAATTTATTGACGAAGTAAATGACAACTCAGGCGATGCAATTAAGAGAAATGGTATTTTCGTACCAACAAACTCACTAATTAAAGCTTGGAGAAAAGCTCAAGTGGTGCTAGCCGGTCCTAACGTGCATCAATGTAAAGTAGGAGATATTGTAATATTTCCAAACGATAAGGGAGCTGCAGTTTCTAATATTGAAGTTGATGGCTACGGTAAACTTAAAAAGGGTGTATTCTTAAATGAATTGAGAATATTTGGTGTTTGTAGAAAAGTCAAACAAGAATCAATTGCAGACAATACAGTTTTAATTAATGAAGATAACGTTATTGAATCTAAAGAACCTACTAAGTCAAAACGTTTGTGAAGTAGTTTTTCTTAGGCGTAGACCTAAAGCAGACAAACCACCTTTTAGACGAATGCTGTGTACATTAGATGATAATATTCTAAACAGCACAAACGGGCGTTTGTCTTTAAATTATAGATCACCAGGTGGGCCAAGTAAATATAACCCAGAATCAAAAAACCTTTTATTGGTGTGGGATATTTTTATGCAAGATTGGAGAATGGTTAGTATGGATGATTGTGATTTAGTAAACACAATACCAGAAGCAGAGTTTTGGAACTATTTCAATAACACTCTGTTAAAGATGTCGCCAGATCAAAAATTAACTTACATGGACACATGATAGATAAAACAGAAAAAATGATTAATGAGTTTCTGCAAAGAAACATTGTGTTTTACATTAACAGTGAAAAGCCGTTAAAGTCTGGTAAGTTATTAATTTTTAAGTTTAAAGATTTTTATTTTAATTTTATTATTAAATCTGATAACGTTACAAAAACGTTTGAAATTCCGTACCCTTTTAAAGTTGAACAAGGCCCTAGTTGTTTAAAGTTTTCGTACACTATTGAAGACTTTTCACAAAAGAATATGGATTTGCTTATAAAAGCAAAGTTACTTAAACCTAAAAAAAGAAATAAATTATACAACTCTACAGTTGTTTTATCTGCCATCAACTAATATAATTAGGGGTGTACAGTAGATACCTAACCAAATTTCCAGATGGCTACAATCCTAGTAGTCAACAAATTGACCTTATTAAGCGTATTGAGGATGCTTATGCAAAAGGTTACAAGTACGTTATATGTACTGCACCCACTGGGTCCGGTAAAAGCTTTATATCAAAGACTTTAGGTAACGTTTCAAATAAATGCACTGATGAGTTTAAAAGACTCATCACTTCCTACGATGCCTTTAAACAGGACTATGTAGGTAATCATGTGCATGAAATAGATTGCTTGAAAGAACCAAGTCACGGTACATTTGCACTTACTATTACCAAATCACTGCAAGATCAGTATAAGCAATTGTTTGATGACTCTTCGACGCTCAAAGGTAAAAGCAATTACCAGTGTGAGGTTAATACCGATGTTGACGTTGAGAATGCACCGTGTCTACTATTGCCAAAGTTAAAAGAAGAGTGCTGGTCAGTTAATAAGTGCCCGTATTATAATGCTCGTAATAAAGCATTAATTGACCAGTTTAGTATTCTGAACTATAAAATGTTTTTATCTTTGCCAGGGCATGTAAAACGTAAAAACTTTATTGTGTGTGATGAAGCATCTGAGTTAGAAGACGAACTAGTAAAGCACTTCTCAGTATTTGTTGAGCCTGAACGGTTTAAACTATTAGGGGTTAAAATACCGTTACTATACTCAGAAGATATGCAACATGTACGCACATGGCTTACAACGTTAATGGTTACGTTAGGTGAACATATTGATTCATTAACTCAAAAACATAATAATAAAAACACTACGTTAAACATTAACGATAAAGTAAAATTAAACTACTTTAAAAACTTTCACCGCACATTAAACTTAATTGATAGTACTTGGGAAAATTGTGAGTATATTGTACAGCGTGAAAAGAGTACAGTTAGAGTGACCCCTTTACGTGTAGATATATTATCAAAGTATATATTTGACTATGCTGAAAATGTATTATTAATGTCAGCTACAATTGTTGATCATAAAAACTTTGCAAAGAGTTTAGGTATTGATCAATACAAATATATTGAAGTGGATAGTACTTTTGATAGTAAAAAGGCGCCTATATACGTTGCAAATGTAGGTAGATTAAACAAACAGAACATAGATAAAAACATGCCTAAGATAGCAAAGTATATTAAAGATATTTGCGAGTCACATGGTAATGAAAAAGGCATTATACATACACATACTTTAGATATAACTAAACAACTTCAAAAGTATTTGAAAGGTGATAGATACTTGTTTAGAGATAAAGAATCTAAAAACGATAATATATTATCTAAACATTCTAAGTCTAAAGAGCCAACTATTATAGTGAGCCCATCAATGACGTTTGGTATAGATCTGAGAGATGATTTAGCAAGGTTTCAGATAATAGTTAAAGCAGCTTATTTACCATTGGGGGATAATAGAATAAAACGTCTGTTTGACGAAGATAAAATATGGTATACTGATAAGATGCTTATTAACTTGGTACAAGCTTGTGGTAGAGGTATAAGAAGTAAAGATGATTACTGCACTACTTACATTATAGACCAGGCTATAACAGACGCTGTTATTGCTAACAGAGCTAAGTTACCAAAGTACTTCGTTGATAGGTTTGTATAAATAATATTGTGCATTCATTTAAACAGCATCATCAGCAAATGTTAGAAGAGGGTAAATTTGGTAATATACTAAAAGCAGCTACATTAGCTACGATGGTTGGTTCGTCTGCACCTGGAATGCCTACTCACGATTATAAAACTGATACAACAGTACATCAAGCTGCAAACCCTACACCAACAAGTAAATTAAACTATAATGCAATTTTTAAACAGTTAGTTAAACATGAAGGGTACAAAAAGCATATTTATCTTGATAAGAAGAACATACCTACAATTGGTATTGGGTTTAATTTAAACGATAAAGGTAATCAAAAAATACTTGCTAAACATGGTATTACGCAACGTCATTTACAAGAAGGGTTAACGGATGCAGAAATTAAAGCACTATTTGATGATACATTAAAAATTGCAACTGCTAATGCAAAACGTTTTGCTCCTAATTTAGATTCATTACCAGCAAATGCTCAACTAGCAATTGTAGATTTATCTTTCAATCTTGGTCCAGTAAAATTAGCACAGTTTAAAGTGCTACAACAAGCGTTAGCTAAAAAGGATTTTAAAGCTGCAGCTGCAGCACTAAAAGATAGTAATTGGTATTACCAAGTTGGTAATAGAGGTCCTGATTTAGTAAATCAATTACTTAGCGCTTCTTCTTAATAGAGGCTTTTATTTTACCACCTGATTTTATTTTAGGTAATATACCAACAAAAGTATTCATCTTTGTGTTTGTATCACCCCAAAACCCGCTAGCTGCTTGAGTAGTACCACTATCCTGATTATCACCATTGAACACATTGTTCATGTGTCCATGTTTTTTTGAACGAGGAGCGGTTATACGACGTTTTGTATCAAACGGTACGTACCGATCTTCTTTAACTACTTTTTTTTTTGCGAACCTAACCCCTTCCAACGATCACCTATTTTTTTGATGTAAGGGTTTTTTTTTAGGCTCTTGCCTTCAATTTTATCTGCTTTAGCTTTACTAATTTTTACTTTAACGGTTTTACCACCAACCTTGGTAGTCTTTTTGCCCATTTCAGCAGCATCAGCCACTTTTTTGATAAACTCGTTACCATCTTCTTCAGACTTACGAGCTTCTTTTAAAATTTCATTTACTAGTGAATCAAATTTCATATTATTTCTTCTTTCTTATATTTAATGCAAAATTAGCACGTTTCTTCTCTAAAGCAGTGCCGTGAGCCTTCAAACTTTTTAATTCACTAGTAGACATCTTTTGACCCTTCTTTTTATGTTCTTGTTTTCTAAGAGCACCTTTTTTAATGCCTTTTACTGCTTTCTTTACCCAGTCTTTCTTAGCTTCCGTTAATATTTGTTCCACTAGTGTGTTGAATTGCATATATTTATTTATATAATTAGGTATGCTTAAGAGTAAAAAAATCACATGCGTAGTTACAGGCAAGTCTACTGCTTATGCCGGAGATTACCTGCAAAAGAAGATAGATGAGTATGGTAGTGAGGCTAACATAGACAAGTACTATGTATGTAAAGAGGTAAGAGCGTTACTAAAAAAAGGTTATAAAGTAAAAGACATACGAAAGATACTAGACGTACCAGCAGATGTAGATCCATTATCAGAAGATGTAGTAAATGAAATAGAAAAAGATTATCAAAAAACATCTTATAAGGTTAACGATACGAACAGTCAATCTCTTAGCACAATAACAAATTTAACCTATGATAAATCGGATGAAGACGTTGAATCCTTCATTAATGCATTTATAATCAAAAGATAATGAAATCGTTAATTTTAACTGAACACACACCTCATACTGTAGCAATTAGAGACGCAGACAACGGACAACTAATACGAGTTGTTAACGTTGACGGTGATATTGTAGGTGGACCTAGCGTATCAGGTAATGTTGGTTACGTTAGCGTTAAAAAGGGTATGTTTAAAAAAACATATGTCATTGACCTACAAAAAGGCGTTACAACAAGAATTTTTACAACATGATTGATATTGAACTAGTTAGTAAACCAATAGATTATTCTACTTACGACTTTGCAGGTAGTGTAAAAGAATATCCTATACTGTTTTTAGGATTTGTAATAAAAAATCAATATGATAATTTGAGAGTTAATATTGAGAGTAAATACAAGCCTATTAACCTTTTACATTTTAGCAAAGACAGGCAGACAGTAACTGCTCTTAAAGGTATTAAATTGGTCCCTAATAACGACATTAGAAAACTTTACAGCGCAATAAAAATACAAGAAGACCTGCAAATGAATTTAACAATTTATGGGAACTTATTAAATCAGTATGGGTTTTCTTGCAAAGACACTTACGGGTTATATGCTCCAGGAATGTATCCAATTGATTTTACCAATTTAAAATCTATATGCGATAACGATTTCAATGGAGATAAAAAAATATTCCAACACCTTCTCGGTATAGATGAAAAAGTTTTTGACTTTCAAAAATTTTCTTCCTTAAAGTTGTTCATACTAACAGTATGAACCCCAACCCAACAATAAATAATATTCCTATGATTTTTAACGAGCAGATTTCACGTAAACCAAATCACTATCCTTGGACGGAAGATTTTATAGAATCCATGCATAATGGCTTTTGGACTGACAAAGAGTTCAGTTTTAAATCAGACGTGCAGCAATTCAAAGTTAACCTAACAGACCAAGAAAGAGAAATTATTATTCGCACTCTTTCTGCTATTGGTCAGATTGAAGTTGCAGTAAAAACTTTCTGGGCAAAGTTAGGAGAAAATTTACCTCACCCATCGTTACAAGATTTAGGCTACGTTATGGCTAACACAGAAGTTATTCATAACAATGCTTATGAAAGATTGCTTACAGTTTTAGGTCTTGAAGATGTGTTTGAAGAAAATTTAAAACTAGAATGGATTGAAGGTCGCGTAAAGTATCTCAAAAAATATACGCACCGGTTTTATAAGGATCATAAAAAGCAGTACTTATACGCTCTTATACTTTTTACCTTATTTGTAGAGAACGTTTCTCTAATGAGTCAGTTCTACATCATTAATTGGTTTGCACGTAATAAAAATGTACTCAAAGATACTGACCAGCAAGTAAAATATACCCGCAATGAAGAAAATATTCATGGCTTGGTTGGTATGAAAATTATCAATACTATTAGAGAAGAATATCCCGAGCTCTTTGATGATGAACTCATGGAAAAGATACTTGGTGAAGCAAAAGAGGCTTACGAGTGTGAAGCTAAAATCGTTGATTGGATGGTTAACGGTATTAACGCAGATGGGCTAACCGCTGCACATCTAAAAGAGTTTATTAAAGATAGAATAAATGAATCTCTCAAAGGTATTAATTTCCCCACTGTATTTGAAACAGACCAAAAGTTACTTAAGGATACTGCGTGGTTTAATGAAGAGCTGTTAGGTAATAACATGACTGACTTCTTTCATTCACGTCCTGTCGAGTATTCAAAGAAATCTCAAAGTTTCTCTGAAGACGACCTGTTTTAATCTAAATCTTATACTATAATATAACTATGTCAAACAAAGATATCTATTGGCTAAATAATGACTCGCGTAAATTTCTTGCAAGAGGTTACCTATTTGAAAACGAAACTGCTGAACAGCGTATTAGAGATATAGCTGAAAAAGCAGAATATTATCTCAACTTACCTGGATATGCAGACAAGTTTGAAGGCTATATGCATAAAGGGTTCTATTCCTTAGCATCACCAATTTGGGCTAACTT